CCCACGGCAAAGGTACATTCTTTTGCCCAAGCTTTATGTGCCAGTCCGCCGTGAATAAAATCATGCAACAAACTCATCGCCTGGTTGCCATTCACAGCCTGTAAGACCGCCTGCTTTTAACGCCTTAAGCGTTCTCAGAATTTCATTAGCATTTCTTCCTGTGTCAAGTGCATTTACTGACATGTGTTGGATTACTCCTTCACTATCAAGAATATATGTTGCTCTTAAGCAAACATTTGCTTCTGGGTCAATTATTCCGAGTTGATCTGCTAATACAAGACCTGTATCTGCAGCTAATGTGTGACTTATGTGCCTTATAGCTCCATTTGCCTGTTTCCATGCTGCTTTACAGAACTCATTATCACTACTTATACCGATTACTTCATCAGTTTCTTCTAGTAATATATCCATAGCAGCTATTTCTGTAGGACAAATGAAAGTGAAGTCTTTTGGGTAAAAATAAATTACTGACCAATCTGCAAGACTCCAGTCATCAACAGTACACATTTCATTGTTTGAATTAACTCCTTGTAACTCAAAACTTGGGAACTTATCGCCTACCATTCTCATTGCTTACTCCTAACTTAAATTAAATTCGTCAGCAACTTCAGCACCAGCTTCATTAGCAGGTGTAGTTACTCTAGTTAGAAGTTCAAGTTGAGCGTCTGGTGTAGGTCTTGGTAAAACGTCGTCCATAGACCTTAGCTCAGCAGTAGCTGTTAACTCTGCCTCACCTAATGCTCTAGTTTTACACTTAAGAGCTTGTAATCTGTACTCGACATTAAATGCCATTGGTCCAGTTTTGACTCTCTGGAAGTATATGTCCCAGCCTGTTTCAGGGTCAGTAGGGTCGCCTAAATCTTCAGCAGCAACCATGATTTGTTCCCATAGTTTCTTTTTAAGATTTAGTACTTTTACTTTGCCATCTTTTGGGTCTATGCATTGTAGAGCATATGCCCAGCCACATTTTAAATCAGGAAAGAAGTCACGAACGTGATCTTTTTCCATATTATTGAATGTTTCTGTATTTCTGTCGAAAGCAAGACATTCCATAGGAATATTCTTGTTGTTTTCGCCTTTAATCCAGTAAACATATCTTGGTAGTATATCTCCTACTAGACGAACGACATTGTCGCCTTCTACATAGGTATACTGATCGATTTTGCTTTTTACAGCTTCACCTTTTACTTGGTTAAATTTTATTGCCATTTTAGTTTTCCTTTTTCCATTTAGCGTTATCTTCAAATTTAAAATGAATTACCCCATCTTTCATTTGAAGCAATCTGTTGTTGTTAATAATATCTTTGAGTACTGGGAGATGAAGTAACTCTAATGTGGTCTCTCCTGTTCTCTTATACTCAAAGTAATTGCGATAAGAAGCAACTTGTACATATATAGCGGCTTCTAAATTACTATAGTTTTTTCTTTCTACTAACAACTGTCGAGGGTTTAGTAGAAAGCTATCCCCATAAAAACTTTTCCCGTAGTACTTAAAGGTTTTATCCCTATGACTAGAAGGTATGATTTTATAGGTCATAATATGAATAATAGTCATAATCGCTGTCGGGTCGCCCTCAGTCGCGGTTAATATTTTGTTCATATTATATTTTATCATTATATTATATCAAAAATTGAACTCCGTGTCAAGTAATATTTTTCGGAGGTCTTTATAAGGTTGATACCTCGTACCCCTGCTTAATGTAGTAGCCAAGTCGAGCACTAGCTTGGCGTTTTGCAGTTTTCCCAATTAAATGGATATCAACTACTACAGGTTGTTGTTTTCCTTCATAAGTTCTTATTATTCTTCCTATTAACTGTGTAAGCAAAGGCTCGTTGTTAACAGGTGTGCCTAATACTAAGCAACTTAATACATCTAATGAAATACCTTCAGAGAATATTGACTGTGTACCATACAATATGTCTTTGTCGTGGTATATCTCTTTCAAAATTCCAGGTCTTTCTTCGTGTGGGACATCTCCAGTTACATAAACTGAGTTGTCCCCTGTGAGTTTCTGACAGTTCTTTAAAAAGTCAACTCTATCAGACACTACTAAAACTTTATGCCCCTTTGCAGCGTATGCGCTTGCAGTCATGGCTATAGAATTTTGATACTCTGGGTTATAAGCCAGTTCATTTATTCTATTAGCCCAGGGGATTGAATTGCCGTCCATGAAACGAATTTCTAATGGTAGCACATCAATTCTTGGCTTCATAAAGTTTTCCTTTGGTGGTTTTAAGACATTAAATCCAAAGTAATCTCTAAAAACCACATGTTTGCCATCTTTTCTAGTTAGAGTTCCTGTAAGTCCTATCTTATATCTAGCGCAAGACTTATCAATAATTCGCGAGAATGTCGGTGATGATACATGATGCATTTCATCTAAGATGATTGTCCCAAATTCTTGTCTCAACTCTTTAATTTTTTTGTATAAAGATTGTATATTACCTACTACAATCGGAGGCGAAATTTCGAAATTTCCACTCCCAATTACTCCCGCGTCAAAACCAAATACTTTTTTCACTTCATTTTCCCATTGCTTTCTTAATGCAACAGTATGAGTTACAACAAGTGTTTTCTGTCCAAGTTTTGCAGCGATAGCTAAAGCGGTGAATGTCTTTCCCCAACTTACCCATGCGTTAATTATACTACTATCATTCACTTCGTCATAGACCTCTTGTTGACTGGGTCTTAAAGTGAACTTAAACTCAGGGAACTCTACTGGTTTTACTGTTCTTTTATCTACTATTTCATAGTTCGATGGAATCAAATCTTCTCTTCCAACGGGCATTGAAACTAAAGTTTGTTTGATAAGTGCCATGTTTTTTATTATTTGTGGCGGGTCACCAAACTTAAATGAGGGAATTGAGTATGTTAATTCTGTATCAATTTCCCTTTGCTTTTCTGGGGTTGTTTCCAGATATATTCTATCACTAATTACTGCTTTCATATCCTTTAAACCATTGTACTAGAGAATATCTAGTTCCTTTCGTAACAGGTAATACTTGATGATATAAATTAGAAGGGAATATAATAACTACTCCTCTCTGTTTAAAACTTTCATGTTTTATGCCATCTTCAAATACTAATTCACCCCCTTCATATTCTGAAGGTTCAGAAAGTTGAACACTAACACTCAGTACTCTTTTGTTCTTTTCATCTGAATCTTTATGTAATCCATAAAAATCTCCTTTCTCATATACTGCAAACTGTAAATCTTCAGCTTCTTCTATAGTATACTCGGGAAAACTATCTTTAACCATATTCTCAATAATTAATTTAAGAAAAGCATTATCTATAAAACTTACTTTAGTAGACCTTCCCTCAGACTTTTTATTTTCTTGTCCAATTCCTGCGTTAATCAGCTCTCTTTTTAGCCCTTGTTCAATTATCTGTTCACAGGCTATAGGAGGTATTACTACTCCATCTACTTTTACTTTGCTTGGTTCGGCTAAATTTTCTCCTAACATGTTTACACGCCTCATTATGCTACCATCATGCAATTTATCCATGCAGGCTCTGGGTGTTTTAAATAAGGCTCACATTTTTCCCACGGGTCTCTATTATCTCTATACTTGTCTAAATCTCTTTCTATCTCTAATTCTTTGTCTAGTTCTTCGCAGAGGTAAGTTCCTCTGTCGTCTGTATAACACAAGCCTTCTAATGGTTGGTGTATTTCGCAACCTACTAGTACTAGTGTTAATATTATTAATTTTTTCATATCTCTTACCATTTTTCTACTGGTTTTTCATTTGGGTTAGCATAATTAAAAGGTCTTGACTCTTGCAACTGTGCAGGTCTATTTCCTTTGCCTACCCATTCATAATGATGCATTACTGTGAAGGGTGGTGGATTCTTGGGCCACCCTAATATTTCTAAATCTTTTCTAGGGTCTGCTTTCCAGCAGTAGCTCAGTATTTCTTCTACTGTATTTGCTACTAGATAATGCCTTTTGTTTTCTTCATCTCTTGCATTTGCATACACAAAACTCATATTTTTCTCCAACTATCCTTTTTTCGTTCTTCACTAACATCATATAAAATCCAAGGCATGCCCTCTCTATAAAGAATCCCTGCCCAAGTACAAGACTCGGGCAGAGGTCTATCAAGAGTGAATGGGAAAGGGCAATCCATTATCCATAGCACACTTGCAACGGTTTTTTTCTCCACTCTTAATATTTTATGGTATTTTAACTTTACACTATGTATTTTTTCTTTTGTAAAGAAATACCCATTATTGTCTATATAAAATTGACCTTGATGTTTTAGGTAGGAAGCTATATCGGGTAACATAGATTTTAAGGGATACAAGCTTTTCATCGGACTGGCTAAACGCCTTTTTCCTAATGTATCTCCTTTCATGTTCTTATCATCTAGTACTTGATTATCAATCCATAAAATACTATCTAATAATTCTACATTATCAGTATGTACTGCAAAGATAGGAAATTTTAATGTATCATATATCATGTTATTATAAGTCCTATCCAATACCCTAAAAACCAGAACACAAATGCCCAGCCGGGGTAGGCTTTACAAAACTCCCATATTTGTCGTAAAAATTCCACTATAAGTCATACTTATCTTGGAACTTACCAAACGAGTAGTCCTCACCTATATCAAAATCACAACCTACAGGAGCATTAGGAATAGATAAACCTCTATCCATTTGAACACATCTCTGTATTATTTCACAATATTCATCAATAGCATCTTCTCGTACTTCTGCTAAAATAGAGTCATGTACAAGTGCAAAAATCTTTACAGGTAATGCCTTACGTACTACTTCAGAATGAGCATCTACTGCTCCTAATAGGTTGATATCTGAAGCTACAGACTGCACTAAGAAATTTAGTCCAGACCTTACTTCATGACTTGCCACACCTTTATTGTCGGATTGAACATTAGGTAATCTTCTTTTTCTTCCAAAGTAAGAATATATAAATCCATTGTCCATAATAAATCTTGAAGATTTATCAATCCAAGCTCTTAATTTAAAGAACTGACGAAAATAATCGTCAATAACTTCTTGTGCTTCTTGAACACTAAAGTATTTGCCTGAGTCAGCAGTTACTTGTTGTGAAATTTTATTAGCACCAGCACCATACATAATCCCAAAAGTGACAGCTTTGGCAGCCTGTCTTTGAGTTGAATAATGCTCGGCAACTTCTTCTACTTCACAAGGCAAGTTAAATACTAACTTAGCAATACTACTGTGGAAATTTCCACCATCTTGAAACACTTTCATTAAGTTTTTATCTTCGGCAAGCACCGCAGCACAATAGACTTCTGCTGTGGTTAAGTCCATAGCAACAATCTTGTTGCCTTCTTTGGCACGAATGCAACCCTTGACAATAGGATTGTCTCTAGGTATTTGTTGCATATTCATTTTACCACTAGAAGATAATCTTCCTGAGGTTGTGCCATGTAGATTAAAATTAGTTCTCAATCTACCATCTTTATCTAACTGTGGAAGTATTTTATCCAAGTAAGTATTCTTGATTTTGGACTTTTGTCTAATTGCAAGAATATGCTTTGGAATCTCATGTTCTTCAGCTAGTCCCCTTAACACTTCTGCATCTGTAGAATAAGCTCCAGTTGCAGTTTTCTTTGTAGGTTTAAGACCCACGAAATCAAATAGAAGTTCTCTTAATTGAACTGTACTATTTGGATTAAATTCTTTTTGTTTTATCTTTTCAAATTTATCTACTGCTTCGAACTCATATAGTTCATTTACTGCATTATCAATATCTTCTTGCATTAATACTGCGGCCTTAGATAATCTATCTTCATCAAAAGGAACTCCTGTGTCTTGAATATCTGTTAAGAATCTACAGCCTGGTATGAGTATATCTTCATACACCTTGAATAACTTATTGTTTTTCTTAACAGCTGGATATAGTTTAGCAAAGACTAATAGAGTTACTACTGCGTCCATTGCTGCGTATTCCTTCATTATATCGAAAGGAATAGTGTCCCAAGTAAATTGGTCTTTTAAAATACGATTTGATTTTCTATATCCATCTATCCAATCGTGCATAGGCTTTTCATAATCTCCATAAGGAGTATATCTCATAGCAAGTTGTTTTAATCCATGAGTGCCTGGTTGTTCTTCTAAACAATAATGAAGTAGCATTGTATCTTCAAATCTTGGGAATTTAAAATTAAAATGATACTCTAACATAGCTAAGTCAAATTTTGCATTATGAAATACAACTATTTTCTTGTCAAATAATTCTTGAAATAACTTCTCTGCTTTTTCATCAATACAGTCTGTGTCTATGTAAGAGCCGTGGTCTTTTTCGTAAGACATACTAATACCTAGCACATAACCATTTCGAGGATAAAGTCCTGTTGTTTCTGTATCTACTGCAACCCATTGATTTTCATGATTGATTGCATCATCTAAAAATTTATGTAGAGCTTCAGTCTCTGTAATTCCGTAGATTTTATCATCATCAAGTTTTTCTATTTTAAGTTCACCACTAATGAACTTCTTAATGTTTTCCTTACTTTCTTCCCACAAAGGTTTAGCCTCTGGTTTAAAAGCCAGCATGGAAGGGTTAATAGCAGGTAAGAACTTGTCGTCTACACATCTACCACTATATTCTGTTACCGAAGTTTCTTTAGTATAATACTTAAGTGCTTCAGAACCGATTAGAATAATCCAATCATAGTCATCAATATTTATTTCAATATCAACATCTGCTTTTAAGACTTTCTTTTTGCTACTATCTGAGCAAAGAGCAAATCTATCAAAGTCAAACGCTGTATCGAAATGGTCGACATAGTCTGTCCTACTTGGTTTAGTTTCTATAAGTGCTATTTTCATTTTTGTTTTTTATTTTATATATTATATCAAAATTTCAACGCCATGTCAAGAAATATAAATGTGTTCCTCTAATTGCCGTACTTCACTTTCCGACAGAGAGCCTGGGTCTCTATTATCCCCTAAATCATATGTTTCTGCTAAAAAGCCATTTTCTAGTGCCATAGCTTTTGTTTTTTCGGCTCCTTTTCTTCCTGCATCATCGCCATCAAATACAATATCTATCCCTGTTATACCTTGCATTTTCAACAATGATAATTTCTCTGGTGTTACTTTGTTTACTCCAAAACAACACATAGCGTTTTTTAAGTTTTTATCATGAAGATTTATCATATCAAATAAACCTTCTACCAATAATACTCTATTTCTTATTGGCTTGACAATCGCAGGAAAAAGTGGTAGAACGGCTTGGGGAGGATAGATCATGTACTTCGGAACTTGTCCCAAAGTTCTGTGTCTGCCGTTAAAGCCTACCACTTTTCCCATGATGTCACGGATAGGGAAAATCACTCTACCAGCGAATCTTCCATCGTGATGGGTAAAAGCATCAAAATCATAATATGTACTAGGTTTAATTTCTCTCCAATTTTCTGCAAAGGGTCTCCACCCACTTGGAAAGTCTAATCCTACACTTGATGCTCTAAGTTCTTCTATTTTTGTCTTTAGTCTGTCTCTACGAATCTGTAAATAGTTTTGTTCTTTATTAAAATGTCTAAATATGTCGCCTTTAAAACCACAAGAAAAACAACTAAATATACCACTTATTTTATCAATACTCATACTAGGGTTTTTATCTTCATGGTCAGGACTTAAACACCTGATAAGATAATCCCTACCTCTTGGTTTATATGGTATACCTTGTTCGTCTAATAATTCGTCTACTCTCATAATCCTTGATTGTGCCTTCTATCTGTCTGCTGTTTTATAACTTTTTTACTTAGCTTTTTAACTTTTTGTTGTTGTTGTTTTTTCATGGTTTGTATACTTTTCCTCTATCTTCAATTAAATATCCATTCATATGGTCGAATTCATGCATTATTACTGCAGCGTCGTGTCCTTTATATTTTTCTTTCATTCTTACCCACGCTCCTTTAGCTACTGTGTCATATTGTATAACTACATAACTAGGTCTTGATGTTCTTACTTGTACATTATCACAACTTAGACACCCTTCCCAATGTTTTTTCTCAAAAGGACTTCTTTCTAGTATCTTTGCATTTACAAATAACTTAGTATCATCTCCTTTTCCTGCTAAAAATATTCTTTTAGGGATTCCAATTTGGATTGCTGCTATACCTACTCCATCTAATTCGTCCATTACTTCTTTCATATTATCAACAATCTCTCCGAGTTCTTCAAAAGTTCCTACTCTCCACTCTTTTGAGACTTGTCTTAAAATCTTTTTATCCTTTACTATCTTTCGCATTTCTTTCCCACTTTAGTGTTTCGCCTAAATCTTCGTATTCGGTCATATCAACTCCATCATGTTTTTCAACTTTGTAATGAAGTGATTTAAATACTGCTTCTTGCATTTGAAACCATATAGCAATAGCTTTACCTCTAAATTCTTCCTCTGGCCAAAGGTAATAACAGTTATGCCAATCTTCTAAAAATCTATGAACTACTACTTCAAAGTTTTGTCCTTTTAATTCTGCTACTGCTCTTAATCTTTGACTTCCCGCTAAAGGATACCACTCTTTCATTGACAGAAATGGATTCAATAATCCGTTTGCTTCAATACTTTTCATTAGGGGTTCATTTAAAGGAACGTCCATAATATTTTCTGCTATTTGGGGTTGTGCCAATAAAAAGTCAGTATCAGTATGTACTACTTCATAAGGTGGAACTGCAACTAACTTTGCAGCCTTTTTTCCAATTCTATCACTTGCCATTGAAATATCCTTTATCTGCTAAAACTCTGGTGAATTCGCCAATTATACTCTTTCTAGGTAGTAATTTTCCTATTTCTACATATTTTTCAGTTTTTACTATATATCTTCGTATTCTGCCATTATTAAATCTTGTATCTATAACTCTGCCATCTTTTCGTTCAGTATAACACATACTTGTAGTATCTGAATTGAATACGTGTAGGTCTTTTACTTGTTCTCCCCACTCTTCCGCGGCTATTTTTAATCGTTGTTTTTCTACTCTTTCATCATATTGAGTCATTTATATCTTCTCCTGTCGCTAAACTATCTTTTACTTTGTCTCTTTCTTTAGGATTCATTGTTGACTGAGGTCCAATCTTTAGGGTTTCCCAATCCATTACACTTGTAAATCCTTCCATTTTTGCACTTCTCATTTTTGTGCAGTTAAATGTAATACATTCATCTGAAGTTTCCCATGTTTCTAGGGTGTATGCGGCATCTGCAGCATCAAGAATACCTTTAGCAAATCTTGCTTCTCCTGTATTATCAATTTGATAAGGCGCTACTACTGGAACTTCATACTCTTGCGCCATTGATTTAAGAGTTTTACTTACTTCTATTTGTTCTGTCCAGTCATATTGTCCACCCTTTCCAGGCAGATTGTGTCTTTTTACTTGGTTTAAGTAATCTACTATAATTACTCCAACATCTTGATGTTGTCCAAGTTTTGTCTCTAATTCTGTTCTTATTTTTGATAATGTGAGTATAGGGTCATATATCACATCTAATTGTCTTTCTTCTGTTAATTTTTTTCTGCTCAATTCTTTATGAAACGCATCAAAATCACCAGTATCATAATACTGAGGTAATAATTCATGCCCATCTATGAATCTTGAAGCCCACCATTCTACTACTCTATTCCACTCTTGTGGGGCTAAATTTTTTGTTGCTAATCTTCCTATTGGTACTCTGGCTCCCAAAGAACACAATCTTTGAAGTATAGCACGACTATCCATTTCTATTGTAAAATAAATTGCACTTCTGCCCGAAGCAAATACATTATTAGCAATATTTACACAAGTTAGAGATTTACCCGCACCTCTACGACCACCTATAAGAATTAAATCTCTAGGTGTGAATTTTAGTTTTTGGTCGTATTCATCATTTAATCCGAGTGGTAAGTATTTAGCAAGATTCGAGTCTGAATCAAACAAACTAATAGTTTGCATACTTTCTTCGGGTGGTTTTAAGTCTACTCTTTCACCTATATCAAGAACTATTTTTTGCAAAGAATCTACATTTTCTTCTGCCTTTGCAATAGCAACTGTATGGTCAATATACTTATCTATTTCATGTAATATTTCTATTTGAGTATACTCATTTTTTAGGTACTCTAACAACATATGAGCGTCAGCATCTACTTCTACTGCTTCGATTGCCGCTAGTTGTTCTTTGAGTTTCGCAGGACGCGTGGATAGTTTAAGGTCGTCAAATGAGGGGAGAGTATTGAAGTCTTTTGCGTGGTCAGCAATCTTTTTATACAGAGCTTGAAACTCACTAGGCAAATAATTCTCTCTTAGGTTACCCCAAGTGTCGAAATCCTGTTGTTCAATAATCTGCTTAAGCAGAGCCGATGCTAAATTCAATACTATCCTCCCAGATAAGAATGGGCAAGAGAATGAGTTCCCTTGCCCAAGTGATGATTACAGAAAAAACTTAACTGTTGTTAGCTTTTTCTTTTCTTGCAGCGCCATCATAATCAGCACAAGTTAGACCTCTACGAGTCAACATTGTTTTAACGCCTCTTACAGTTTTGCCAATTTCATCAGCGATATCTTCGACATTCATGTCAGCAATATCACCATTAAGTTCAGACAAAGGATCAGCTTTACTAGAGCCTTTAGTTTCCTTCTGTCTAGGTATAGCGTTAATATCGCCAGACCTTAATAAGCTAAGAGCCTTTCCTCTGATAGAATTAACAGATTTGTCTAATGCGTCAGCGATTTCTTCGACAAATGCGCCATCGTTAACCATTGACACAAAAGTGTCTTCTTCTTCGGGAGAGTAAGTTCTAACTGATTCTGGTTTCTCAGCTGGTTTCACATGAGAAGTTAATTCCATAGAAAGAATCTTCCCTTGTATTGACTTAGCACTAAAAGCCCCGCCTTCAAAAGACTCTGCAATTTGTGCATAAGTGTATACGCCACTGTTGTCAGTAACGAAGTTAGATAGTGTAGCTTCCTGTTCGTCTGAAAAAGACTTGTTAGATACACTAGATGCTAACTCAACATCATAACCCATTTTTCTAAGTTTTGAAGAAACTGACCTTGTTGATGTTTCAAGGTGGTCTGCTGCTTCAGCAACTGTAGCTTGAGTAATCGGGCTTTCACCGCCCACAAAGTCTACAAGACTCTGTGTTCTTTCTTCTGTCCATTTTGGTAATGCCATTTTTATTTTCCTCTTACTGTTTTATAAAGTTGTTTAAATTATTTATTATTTGAACACCCCTATCTCGGGCTGTCCTCGTTTTTGCGGATTCGATACCGCTTTCGTTGATTAAGATACTAACATCTTTTGTCAAACTGCTTTTAACAAGGTAGCCCTTTTTTTCTAATATTTGCTTTGCGGCTGCCTTTGTTGGATAGCTTTTCAACTTTCCAGATATACATACTACGCCCTTATCAGGTTTACTCTCTGAGATGGGTGCAATTTGTATCCATCTGAAAGGTAGTCGGTCATATCCGTCCGTAAATTCTTCTATCAACCAATCTAGTAAGTTATCAGTAGCTTTTGGACCGAGTCCTGCTTCCTTACAAGAACTTTCATCTATTTCAGATATATTTCTTACTTTAGAACAAATCTTAGAGGAAGCAGTTCTGCCGATTAGCGGTATAGAAAAAGCTGGTAATAAATCGACTAAGTCGGTAAGTTTACTATCCTGCACTTCTCTATACAGTTTTACTGCTAACTTCTCGGATTGCAACAAATCTATCATCATTTCGGTATCTAATGAATAAATATCGAAAAGAGTTGAAATCTGCAATTTCTCGATAGTTGCGGGTCCGAGTCCCTTTATTTTCAATGATTTTGCAAAATGCTCAATCTTTTTAGTGGTCTTGCCCTCACAAGAGGGGTTCTCACAAAAAAGTTGGTCTTTCTTCCAAACTAATGTACTACTACAAGTAGGACAATTAGTTGGCGGTTGTATTTTTTGCAATCTTCTCATCTTTTTTTATTATATATATTATAACAAAAATAAGCTGTCATGTCAAGAACTATTTTTCGGGAAGTCCTGCAGAATCAACGAATCAATTTTGAAACACTCTGTATGACCTCCAAACTTAACTTTTGGCATGTATTTTTGATGTTTATATTTTTCATGTAGGTACTGTTCGTGTGCCCACACATTATAAAGAGTACTATTCCAAGTTCTTTGAATACGAATATCGTACCCTCTAAACCCTCTACTACGCTTTATAATATGTCGCCAGTCTTTCCCACTAGCGATTCCTACTTTGATACACTCTCTTTCGAAAGTTGTTTTATTTACTAAGATAACTCCATATAGAACTCCCTCTCGGTCTTTCTCCTTTGGGTAGTTATCAAAGTATGTTTGGTTGTATATTCCTCCCGCCATTAGTGTACTTTAAATTCATCTTTTCTCTGTAAATGTTCTGCTAACAGCATTTCAAAGAGGTCTTCATCTTCTTCAACTGTTGCCCTAAAATCCTCTAAGTCCATAACTATATTTCCTTCAGGGATTTTATCGCAGTATACTAAATAGGCTGCTTTAAGCTGAGACTCCAAATACAAAAGCATTAGTCCACTCTTCGCACAATTCTAGGTATTATTTCTCCACTACGGATTAACTCTACCTTACAACCAATCTCTAAACTTAATGACTCTATATAAGCCATATTGTGTAACGTTGCTCTACTTACTGTCGCTCCATCTACTTCGACAGGTTCAAGAATAGCTACAGGAGCCACAACTCCAGATTTACCGACATTCCATAGAACATCAACTAAAGTTGTCTCCACCCCGTCCTGAACTTGCTTAAGAGCATAGGCACCTCTGGGGTGGTGTGATGTATAGCCAAGAGTATCAAAATCTTGGTAATCATCTATACGAAAGACTGAGCCGTCATGTGGAAACTCACTCCAATCTGATTGTAGAACTGTGTCGAAAGAACATTCTTCCCCTAGCAGTCTCAAATCTTCAGACCAAAGTCCAGTTTGATACGGTTGACAGCCATAAGCTATAAAATGGAGTTGTCTGCTTGCAAACTCTTTCGTATCTTTTAGGTTTAACGCTCCTGCAGCGTAATTCCGAGCATTTTTAATTGTTTTAGGAGCAACTACTTCGCCCGTTATTTGTAGGATAGGTACTTCCCACGGCAGAATCTCGGGTACTAGATGTTTAATATTATGTGTGATGTCAATACCTCTGCGACCATCACCTCTAGTTAACCCTCTGTGTAGTGTTCCGTTAATATAAAGAAGGGAAACTGCAGCCCCATCAAGTTTAGGAGTCACGACTGTGGCTCCTTCATAACTGTTAAATGGGTCTTTGTTTTCTCCTACAAATACTTTTTGTAAGGAAAACATGGGGTATATATGGGGGAATCTATTATCCCGACTTGAATAACCTACTTCATCATACTCTGCAATTTTTGCTAGTTCATCAAACTCCGCGTCTGATATTATGGGGTTTCCATTATAGTATGATTCGCTTGCATTTCTCAAATATTCTTTTATATTTTTCATTATTATATTATACTAAATTTTGAAGGCGAAGTCAAGAACTATTTTTAGTTCTGGTTAGTTGGTGGAGGTGACAAGATTCGAACTTGCGACCTACTGCGTGCAAGGCAGTTGCTCTCCCAACTGAGCTACACCCCCTATTTGAGGTAAATTTGGTCTAATATATCTTTGAAGTGAGACTCTAGTATACCCTTAGCTTCTGCTAAAGATAAAATCTCTACTAAACCTTCAAATAACAACTTTGAGTTTTCAAAATCTAGGGGCATAGCTACCCCGTCCTTTGAAGGCTTCCATTCTTCATCGAAATCTAGGTAATACTTTCGAAGGTGGATATACTCCACTCCTCTAAATTCGTTTATAGTTAGTCTAACTTGCTCTGTTCCTTGTTTCTCAAAAATGATTTTTTCGTATACCTCTGGGGCTTCATGAATCTTCATTTTTTATTCCCCAGAATCTTACTAAGGGGAACTATGCTAGTCACGTTAGCAGGTTTTAATAACCTGTATGAATCCGTATCCCAACAGAAAAGTAGGACGCTAGAATCATCTTCTTTTGCCCTATTCTTTTTCTCTTGTATGTATTTGTTGTCAAAATCTAAAGTACAGACATTGTACTTTAGCTTTCTTGAGTTTTGACTTCTGTAGGTGATGACTGCATCACCATAGCGTTTTACCGTATCCTTAAAGTCGTCTTTTTTCACTAATTACTCCATTACTATTAAGAAAACTCTTTCTCTTTAGTAATGGTAGTGAATTAGTTGTTTATGTTGTTTATAACTCCAACAAAATATACAGCTGCTTTACCTGTCAACTTGTCTATAATATCCATATCTGGTTCTTGTCCTGCGTCATTTAGTGCATCAACTAAACTTTGTTGAGCGTCTGCTTTACTAACTCTTGTGCCGCCTGTGCCTCCAGATTTAGATGAACTAGATGTTGAAGGTGCTTTCTTGACATAAACACCAGCTTTAGTAAGAATCATTCTTACTCCGTTTGGTGATTCGCCAAGCTCTTCAGCTACATCTTTTACAATCTCCATACTATTTTCTGGAGTTGGTTCTTGTTCAGTATACATCTCTACTGCTTGAGCTTTTTTATTGTCGTCCCACGCCATTTTGCGTTTTCTCCTTATATTTCCAAATTTAATTTTATAATCAGCGATTGACTTTGTACCCCTATAGCCAGGACACCAACCTGTAGTGTCTAACATTTGCGTATAAAATCTATCACTCATACTATATTATACTAAAAATTAGGAGCGATGTCAAGAACTATTTTTTGAATCCCTAACCTCTGCTTCTAATTCTACCAAAAATTGATTGCATGAATCAATCTTTTGTCTGTCTAATACCATGCCTTCGTGCATTTTTAGGTATTTGCGTAAACCTTCTATCTTTGTTTTAATCTGTTTCTGTGTATGTATACTCATCTATAAATGGTAATCTTTCTAAAAACTCTAGTTTTTCTTCGGCAGCTACTGCCTTTTCTACTTCTGAATCAATCGCTGCTATTATATCTGGGTGTTCTCCAATCCCTGCTGGGTTGTGGAGGTACACCTGTATATTCGCTGTAGCCGCGGCTATTTCGCCACGATACTTCAACGATAACGCATCTCTTAATTCCCTATTAAAATCTATTATTTGTGTCATTTTTTCTCCAAAAGTGTGCTAACATACGAAGTAACCCATCTTTCTTTCATTTCATCATTAAATGCTATTCTAAAAGCAAATAAGACGAGAAAGAACATAGCTACTACATATATTACAAAATGAAATATTCTATACTTCATTACAATATTATTTGGGCTTAGTGTTTCCAATCTTCTTATTATATCAAAATATGTATTTAGTATCATTACTAACCATGTTGATATATAAACGGAAACTATGACTTGTAACCATAGTTCCATAATTATTCCTTATATTGCTCGGACGTCTACTCCATATTCTTCTAAATGAGTAAGCTTGCCCAAGTCATAGGCTAGTGAAAAGGAATTTCTTCCTACATTTTTCATATAGCCAAAAATTGGAGAGTAGACTTCCTTTTCTTCTATTGTATAGATATTATAACCTCTACTCCCATACTTCTTTTCATAATCTGTGCACTTTTCTTTATCTTGATAGCCAACATAACCAGCATGAGTCATTTGATGCTCTACTGTGTTTTCTCTTTTTACTATTGCTATACAATTATCTCGCACAGACCAAACTCTCTCACCCACTTCAAATTCTTCTGCTACACACTCTTCTGGTAACATAGCATATCTATGTCTGTAGCACTTTGAATGAGCTTCTTTAGAGAGTTTTTGAGGAACCCCCGCTTTATCTATAATATTTCTAACAAAAGTTGTTGAACGATACATACTTTCAGCAATACTACTTGTAGTATCTCCATCTAAGTATGCAACTATTACAGATTTTATTTCATCTGAGGTTGCCCTTTTTCCTCTTAATTGGTTCTTTCTTGTTTCTCTATAACTGAGAATGTCTTTGTGTTCTTCTAAAATTCTTTTTAACCTAGTTGTATTGTAGGTTATATTTAATATTTCGCAGGCTTCTTTTTTAGTGATAGGACTACTATCTTCTAATAATGCTATTACCTTGTCTAAGGTAGCTGCGTCTAGCTTTTCATGTTTCTTTTGTCTAATCCCTCTTGGCATTTTAATCCTTATCTATGTATAATTGGTTTTCATATTCTTTTAATTCGTCGTATAACTGTTTTTCTTCTACATCTAATTGATGCATGCCTAATAAAGCATAGTGAATTATTTTTAATAAATCCTCTCTGCCATCTCCTTTTTTGTCAAATCTTATTGCATATTTTATAATATTACCCATGCAAAAGCCTCTCCCATGTTTAGCGTCCATTATTATTTCGGTTGCTTGGAAGTTTCCTTGTGCATAATGTTGTTTATAAGTATTATCTACATACTTAGTAACTTCATTTAATAACTTATCCTCATTAAATTTATAATTCATTAGACTACTTTTATTCCTAATACATAATTTTCTGCGGCGTCTTCGGCATAACATTCGCTATGTCCTTCATAAACTTCATCTTTCCACCACACATTATTTACCCAAAAACGACAACCCCAATGTCCTCCTCTTACAGAATAGACATCAGCTCTGCGTTTCTTTCCATCTACATCACCAACAAAGGTGCTGTACTCTGTTAGAAAGTTATTGTTTATATGATTATATTTTGTCACGCGCCCACTTAATTAAACATACGAAAGCAGCTAAGTACATTGCCGCACTTTCACTACCTTCTAATAATATTCCGCCAATAATCGCTAAGACCATGACGACCAAAAAGATATTTTCTTTTAATATTTTCATTTTCTTACTAATACCTTTTTCAGTTTTTGGGCTCTTTTATTTACCGAGTCCAAGAACTTCTGTGCTCTTTGATGTAATATATCACTAGGTTCTAGCAAATCTTCATACCACTTCATAATAAGAGATATTGCCAAAGCCCATAGAAATATACTAAATATATAAGCAAAAAGATTATAAGGCAATAATAATAGGTTATTCATAAACTCTATCATATATCACCTTCCTTTCTTATCTCACTCCTAGAGACTTCAAATCCGTTCGGATACCTACTCTCTAATTTTCTAATATTTTCTTCCATTACTTGTTGAGGTGTGTACCCTAGTGCTTTGCAGCCTTGAACCCAATACCATAGAACATCTCCCAACTCACGCATGAGATGGAATCGTTGTTCTTCATTATAGGGTTTTCCTTGAAATATAATCTTTTTGATTACTTCCGAGAACTCTCCAGATTCGGCTTGCATGCCGATGGAGCTAGTTAGGAGTTGAGAAAATTCTGTTTCTGGGTGTCTTTGTCTGAGTTTAATTAGTCTATCCATCATAATAGCTGTTGATAGACTTTCTCTACTTGTTGTACTTATTACGAAATTTCCGTAATCGTCTAATTTTTTTAATTGTTCTTCTGTCATTACCTTGTTATTCTGGTTGTATAACTGGCTTCTTCTTCGTTCCACCAGTGTGGTTTGTTTCTTTTTGTCCAATTTGCGAAGGTTGCTTTATCTTTGTGATAAAATCTTCTGTAGGCTTGGACTGTGTCTGTGCCTTTGAGTTCGTCTGGCATAGCTTGAGCAAATGGTGTGAGCCCAATGCTTGGTAAGTCGATGTCTGGTAACTTAGCAATGACATCATGCATTGATTTATGCGACTTTCCGTATCTATGTCCGTATTCTTCATTGAGTTCGTATGCCAAATTGTAGAGCCACTCATAATTATCGAGACTCTCGCGTACCCATATACTACAAGGGTGATTGTACATAGTAGGCAAATAAGGATAAGGACGGGGCTCATCTTGTTTGTGAACTCTAACCTTTTCCCACTCTTCGCCTGTGATTTTTCTTGGGACATACCCGACATATTTATCAATCCAATGTGCTGTGCATAGTAGCTGAGCTGATTCCAATATCATCTTTACTACATGCTTATCAACATGATACTCCGCACAGCGAGTTATATCTTCGTCTAATATAAAAATATTCATATTGATATTATACTAAAAAATGAGAGCCATGTCAAGAAATATTTTCAGCATGGCTCTCTGTTAGGTTATTTTTTCTGACCAGCAGTTGGCTCTTTATGCGTTCCTGCATATAAACCAAACCAAGCTGCGCCAGCACCAACAATAATACTAATCAATCCTGATTGTTCTAAAGTTGGCTCTGGTAGTTCCATAAACCAGATGGTTGAATAGTAAAGTAAAAAGATGTATATACTCAAGAACGCTCTTGGGAATATTCTCCAACTATCTATCATTTGTGCTAACCAAATTCCTTTTTGCCAAGGATTTTCTGGTTCTGCTTTCATTTCCATCTCTAAAATCTTAGCTTTTAGTTGTCCTATTTCGTCAACCATAGCCATAAATTTTTGCAAGTCTATTTCTACCTCATTACGACTCATGTCGCCTGAGAATCTATCGACATCTGCCATTTTAGCTCTCCCTTTACAAAGTTTTTACACTTCGTAGCTTGCCCTTATTTAAAGGTCGTGAGTAGTATTGTTCTGCAATATCCCACGCTTCATCTACAGCACAGTATCTAAATGATACTACAATCTCAATCGCTTGAGATGGATTTAGCTGTTGTTCTTCTACTAAAGTAGAAAAGAGTTCTTCAGCGTCCTTTAATGTAATTTTACGCAAAGTGTTTGAGAAACTCATACTTTGCGTCAGTCGTATCTATTGATTGTATATCAACAGTATATACTTGTATTACTTTATCACTAGACTTTATTGTGTGAAGTAGCCAATCTTTAACTGGCTCGTCTTCGACATCTGCTTTTAATATCAACTCTACTTTAATTGTTTGTGTTGTGTCTACCATATTGTTATTAATAAATTCCTTATTAAAAATATCAGCCCTACTCCATTGAGTATAACTAATGCTCTGTCTTTCCATAGTATACTTACTACTAACCAGCCTGTAACGCCTACCATTGAAAAGGCTAAATCCATTTTTTCAAATCCTTCTACGCCTCTCATAGACATAGCAAAAAGTATAAACGAACTTGCTATCCATTTAATATACCAATCTAATGTATATTTTGGAGTAGCTGATTTAAAAATCCGTTTTGAATTTTCTAGTTCTTCTTTGTTATATTTCAATTCTTGTTCCTTATTCACTACTATTAGACCATTCCTCTATTGATTCTTGTTCTAATATCCAATCTTTTAAAACTACTAAATACTCTTTCAAGTCTTTAGCCATTGCAATATGAAAGTCTTTGTTGTCTGGGTCTTGTAAAGATAGTTTATTATGAAGGTCAATCGTCCTCAATATTTGGGCGACCGAATCCTGCCAAGGTTTTCTTATCTTGGTCGAGAATGTTCGTTTGACTTTCGCTATCTTTTTTTCCATTTTCCTCTAATTTGCTAAATGCTTCTGCAATGTAATCTTCTAGTGTCATACCTCTTTCTGCGGCGTGTTGTCCACACACCATCAAAAAGTCTTGCGACACTTCTACTGTTTTATCTTTATACTTAAATATCATTGAATAGGTCTGCTTCTGCCTGTCGTCTTCTTGTTAGTCCTTCGAGAACTTTACCGCCAGCTTTATTCCAACGAAGCATTTGATTGCCTACTTCGGAATAATCTCCAGCATTTAAGACTTTAAGCATTGTAGATGAGTTAAAATTGGTTGGTCCAAGGTTGTACACCCAAGATACTAGGGCGTCAAATTGGTTTTGACTTAGCGGTACTTCGACTGCTGTATTTACATAGTTCTCGTACTCCTCTAATTCTACCTCTAGCATATAGTCAGCATGGCTTTCACTCCATGAATCGCCAGGTTGTACATCTTTGGTATGACCATATCCAATAGTCCATACTCCTGCAGGGCATTTGTATGCGTCTAACTCTAACCCTTCAAAATGTTTTATAAGTTCTAATCCTTTTTTTCCTATTTTCATAAATAAAAACTTTCTCCACAGCCACAACGACCAGATTCTCCTAAATTTTCTACTACAAATTCTTGTGTTAATTTATCTTCTTTCCAATCAAGTATAGCATTTTGTAGATATTCGTGGCTTGTAATATCTACTGCCAATATATTTGAATATACTATATCAGTTAAACTAGGCATTTCTTCAAAGTTTAAATCATACATATATCCGCCGCAACCACCTCCTGTGATTGAGAGACGAGCGCCCCAAGTTTGTTTTGAGGCAACTCTCTCTTTCAAATTGAATAATGCTTTTTCTGTTATTTTCATTATAAAATTGGTGCCATTGCGATATACATAAATATGAACATGAATATTAACATTCCTAGTCCTATTATATCCTCGCAAGTTTTTCCATCTGGGCAGTATTTATCTTTTAGGTCTTGAATCGTTTGCAAGTTTGCATGACGACTCAAGAGCCGTAATGCTTTTTGCATAATCCTTCTCCTCTTAACCTATCTCAATCGTTCTAGGTCTTTCTTCTTCAGGTGTATTTACCTGTAAGTTTACTACTAACATGCCGTTCATGAAACCCGCGTCAGCAACTTCTACCCAATCTCCAAGAGTGAAAATTCTCGTGAATGTTTTACCACTCAGCCCTCTATGGATATATTCTTCCTTAGAGTCTAATTCTTGTTTCTCTACTCCCTCAATAGTGAGTTTGTTCTTATGTTGCTTTATTACTATATTGTCCTTGTTCCAGCCTGGCAGCGCCATTTCTATGCGATAGGCTTGTTCACCTACTGCTACCAGATTGTATCTTGGATAATTAGTTAGAGGGTTTTGGTCAACCCTTCTTGCCAACTCGTTTTGCAAACGGTCAAAACCGACAAATAACTTGTCAAAGTCATTAAATTTCAATGCTGTAATTCCAGTCATTATATTCTCCTTATGTGGCTCCTTTCGGCAGCCGCTATGAGTCCCTTTCGGCAACTCGGTTATTATTTTATGTCTAGCTGAAACCCGCTCACTGGTGGAAGTGAGACTCCTACCTCGCCCTCGGATAACTCGTTATCCTACTCGTGCCAGACATAGACAAGGGTTTTAATAAGGCAGTTCCCTCAACTGCAAATCGCTTTTCGTGAATTTTTTATTCTTCACATGATTATTATATCAAATTTATACCAACTTGTCAAGAACAATTTTTCAGTCCTCATCAAGTTCGATTAATCCTTTTTCTTCAAGGTAGTCTAGCGTTTGCGAGATACCCTGTCTTTTTGCAAGTCCCCATGTTAAATGAACACATGCACAAAGGAAGATAAAATATAATATATCTACTTCAGTTATTGAATACATTGGTCTTTCCTTAGTGTTAAATTATAAGCCCTTTCCCAAAGTTATTCTTTTCATTTATATATATTATACTAAAAAATAAGCGCGGAGTCAAGAAAAATCGTCAACATAGGTAAAAATAGTTCTTGACATTGCACCCTAAATTTAGTATAATATAAACATGAAAAAATCCAAAAGAAGCAGATGGAGCGAGAAGGATATTCGCCTACTAAAGAAGTTATATGGCGAACTTCCGATAGAAGAACTGCAGGGCATAATCGGTAAAACTGAAAGTGCTATCCGTTCAAAAGTCCACTACCTGCGAAAGCGAGGTTGGTCATTCACTAGCACTCGAAGATAGGAGTATAACATGGGCGAAGTAATACCTTTCCCAATAATAGATAAACAAAGCATTGCTGAAGAACTTACAGATGAAATCAGTATGGAACTCATTACTTTAATAGAAAGAAAAGGATTGAGACTAGATACACCCGATTTTTGCTACGATATGGCATGGGTTGTCAAATTTCTTGAAATTTTAGTAAAAAATCAGCATGGCATCAAAACACAACTAGGAGAAGATATAAAGAGGTTTAAACCTCAAGATTTGTATGAGAAGGAACAATGATAGAAACCAACGAAATTTTGACCGAATGTTGCGTCAATTTCGTAGGCGTGTGCAAAATAGTGGTGTCCTAGAGGAAGTCAAGAAACGCCAGCATTATATTAAACCTTCAGAAAAAAGAAAGAACGCTCTCAACGCTGCTAAGCGCAGAGAAAAGCGTAATCTTGCAAGTAATTCCCTACCACCACGAAAGCCACACGGATACTACTGAGGCAAAATCCACCAATCAATTCAAATAAAAAATATTTTTATGTTTGCTCAAAGGCGTACAGACGGTCTTTTCATCGACCTACGCAAAAATTTGCTTTGCAATTTTGTTAAAAGTGTGGTATAATATATACATAAAATGGCAATTAAAACTGCTAACTACTAAACCTCAACCAACACATAACTAACGAGAGATCGCTGCCTGAGAACAGCTCTCCGAAGGAGAGATGGACGAAAGCCAGCGTATCTGTTCAGAGTGTGAATTATGGTTGAGTTAAAGCAACTAATTGGACTATATGAATTAAAAAAAGCTAATATGAATTGCCACTAAATTTTAACACTAAAAACAAATTACTACAATTGCGTCTATCTGATGCGATTACTTTTATGCATAACTTCGCCAAACCAAAATTATTTATAACATGTTTTAAGCTGTCTGACTACCTTAACTTCAACGATATGTTCTCAATCTATGCAAATTTCCCCTAGACTACTAAAACCCCGTTGCGGTTTAGCGTCAAGAGGTCTGTTTTTGCCCCGTTGCAGTTTGGTTTAAACTACTTACCAATGTCTTTGATATTTTCTTTGGGTATCACTTGGTATGCGCCCTTGTTGTAAGGTATAGCCACAGTGTATTGCTTAGATATTTCTTGTTTGTATGAATTGTCCTCAGCTTTCGTAGGCTTACTACTGCCCAGAGGCAAGCTAGGATATTTTTCTTGATGTGCTTTGATTTCTTCTAGCCGAGGATTCGGCTTAGGTGTTTTTTGTTGTTTGAAGACAGGCTTACGCTTCTTTTTGTAAGCACTAGTCTTTCGTTTTCGCCCTGACGGACTGTATCGCATATTTCCATTTATAATCATATAGATATTATACTAGGCTTTTAAGGATTTGTCAAGAATTATTTTCAGTTTCCCACTTATGCTTAGTTTTTCTACTATATTTCCGAGATGTGTGAAAGCCACCCCGTAGTTTGCTATGCTTTGCTACGAGGTTTCTTAGTGTGATTTTTCTTTTTCTGGTTCTTTTTGGCTTCATTTATTGTCTGTGAAGTCTATAAATTCATCAGCACCCAAAGGCTCGCTAGAATCTATCCAATGCTTATCTATAACTTCCTCTTGAATTTCACTTTCTGTGATATTCCCCTGACCATCTTCTATCATTAGTTCTGCATCTTCTTCACTTTCAGCTACTATTTCTACAGTTTCCACGACATAGATAGTCTTTTCAATCTTACCGATATATTTCTTAGGCTCTTTCTCTATCATATTTCCTCTCCTCGAATTAAATTATATAGATATTTTAATTCTTGCTTAGGGGCTTTTTCTAGCCCTATAAGTTTACTACTAGTCCCACCGAGTTCTTCAGCTATATCTACTATTATCTCTGCTTTTGTTTTTGGGATTTCGCCTGTTTTTGTTTTGTATATCGCCTTTTGATACACGCCTTCTCTAGACAACTTGCCAATTATAGATTTAATACTGCGATTTAATTCCACAGCTAGTTTATCTACTGTGTCTCTATTTGGCTCAGCAGTATATTTGCTAACCATATGCTTGACTTCTTCGTCTGTATAATTCGCCGCCATAGCCATCTCCTAGTAAAATAGGTTAAGCCCTAGTTTGACTTTCCTATCCCCGCTTTCTGGGCTACCGATATTTATTTCGGCATTGCCTCCACTACTAGCAATCAATGTTGATTTACCACTAGCTGAAGGGCCAATTTCGTTGTTGGTATCTATTTGGATATTTAGTACGCCATCTTCCATAAAAGTGTATATACTGCCATTTTTTCCAATTTTTTCACCAAATTCTTTTTCTATTATTGCCATGTGTTTACTCCTCGTCTATAATAGGGTTAATATTAAAATCCGCCTCAAAATCAATTTGAGGGTTATTCTCTAGTCCATAGTGAACTGCAAGCTCTGCTAACAGAACTTTCAGTTCCTCTATGTTTTTATTCAGCCAAACTTGAAGATGTTCCATATCTTGTGTTAGATGTGTCATATCTTCTTTTATAAAGAGATTTTCTTTCTCTATTTCAGCTAATCTTTGTTCTTTCATTTGAACTACGCTTTTAAGCTTAGTTGGGAATTGTATAACATTATCACTACTCATGATTTAAACTCCGCTTCGGGAATGTCCCATTCCACATAAAAGCTGTCCAACTCTACGCCACGCGGAACCTGTCGTTCCATTATGGCTTCTGCCTTTGCTTGAAAATCTTCTGAACTATTAGCATTAATCGTAATTTCTTTACTAATTGTATAAGACGCTGTTATTTCGCCTGTCCATTTTTGATTTCCTACTGGCTTATCATCTATATAAGTGCCGCCAGTTTTCTTACTTATTTCTATCTTCGGATAAGGCATACCACCCTCCATACAGCTCTCGCCATAATCGATAGAATTATTACTATACCAACAATCTCTAATATTGTCATAGTCCTACTCCTGCTATCATTAAAATTAATAATAAAAAGCCACTTCCTAA